GCGTCAGTACTGCTGATAACGACATCAACGCGCTGAAGAACAATGGTTCCATTCCTGAAGGCTACTCTGTCAATCATTACCTGACTGACACCAATGCTTTCTACCTCATCACTGATGTGCCGAATGGGATGAAGCACTTCGAGCGTACTCCGCTTGAGACTTCAATGGATGGCGACTTCGATACTGGTAACGTGCGCTACAAGGCACGAGAGCGGTACAGTTTCGGTGTTTCTGATCCACTAGGAATCTGGGCTTCGCCCGGTACGTCCTAATCAGCAGTAGATAATGGGGGTGCGTAGCGCCCCCTTTTATCTGGGAAACATACAGTTTTAGCGACCAGCCCAGTGGACGTTTACGAAGACGCTAGAACGAATCCTTTCGTAAAGAGGTATCTCTTATGGCTTTAACGACCTTTCAAGGCCCAGTACGCTCGCTTGGCGGATTTTATTCGCAAGGCCCAGCGACCACTGTTGCCCTTACTGTTGACACCACTCTTAGCCCCACTACACATGGCGGCAAGATTATTCTCCTTAACAATTCCTCCTTAACCCTCACGCTTCCTGAAATCAGCGTGGCGGCTGACCCCACTACCGGCGGCCCCGGTGCAGAACCCAACACTCTTAACAATACAGGACTGATGTATAACATCGTCTTTCTTGTTGACTGCACCTTGGCGTTAAAATGTGGTGGATCAGGAACTCCGGGCGATCTCTTCGTGGGGTCGATCATTCTCGGCAAGACATCGGCGGCGGAACAATATATTCCCAACGGCAGTACTAATGATGTGATAAACACCAACACTACCACCAAGGGGGGCATAGCTGGTTCCAGTATTCAGGTGGTTCCTATCTATACCAACAAATGGCAAGTTTCTGGCGTTTTGGTTGGCTCCGGTTCTCTGGAGACACCGTTCGCAGATGCGTAATTTAGCAGCGGGGCTTCGGCCCCGCTCTTTTTGGAGATAGATATGGCAGATTTAGTAACAAGCCAGACAATACAGGATGGCCCTAGAAACGCCATCATGAAGTTTACCAATGTCAGCGATAACACTGGTGAATCTGATGTTGTTAAGGTGGATGTTTCGGGTTTAACCGTACAGCCTCGAACTGGCGCAGCATGTACGAGTGTTACTGTGGCAGGTATACAGTTCTCTACCCATAACATGTCAGTAACAATAGAATTCGATGCCACTGTCAATACCCTGATTGCCACGCTGCCTGAAAATTATTCAGACTATCTGGATTTTTCAGCCTTTACCGGCATTCCCAATAACTCGGCTTCTGGTAAAACTGGAGACATTGTTTTTTCAACCAACGGTGCAGCAGCAGGTGATACCTATATGGTTGTCCTGACACTTATCAAGAACTACGAATAGAGGTTTCTATGGCTAAGTTAGAGATATTTCAGAACGGAAATTTCAGTGATGGTCGTCCTGTTTACCAGATAGGATCAAAGAATGCAGAGGGAGAGTATGACATCTCAGTATTTGATCCGATGGAGAAGAAGGAAGCCACGGCAAGGTTAGCCAAGATGGGCGGAACTCCGGCTTCCAAGAAGAAGCCAGCGCAAAAAAAAAAATAGTTAAACCAGCAGCCAAATCAGTTATTTTCGTAGACGAAACAAGCCGCTCTGACCTCAAGATGCTGACAAAGTTACAGCTTGAGAAATTTGCCCGTGAGTTCGGTGTAGAGCTAGATCGCAGGGATAAGAAAGAAACTTTAGTTAAGCAAGCCTATAAGGCGCAATTTGATGGCTAGAAATTATCGTAGCGAGTATAAAAAATACCATGCTAAACCTGTGCAAAAAAAGCGCAGGGCTGGAAGGAATACGGCACGTAATAAGCTGTTGGCTTCGGGGGTGGTATCAAAAGGTGACAAGCGCGACGTCCACCACAAAGACCGCAATCCAAACAACAACAAACGATCTAACTTGGCAGTAACTTCACGAACGGCTAACCGGAGGCGAAATGGCAAGAGGTAAAAAGAACTGGATTCAGAAGGCGATCAAGAAGCCGGGTAGCTTGCGAAAAGCGGCGGGTGTAAAAAAAGGCCAGAAGATAAGCGCTAAGGAGCTGTCTAAGCTGTCGAAGTCAAAGAATCCCACCACTCGAAAACGCGCTAACCTTGCCAAGACCTTGAAGGGATTCAAGAAATAATGGACAAGAACAGAAAGGTTCGTAAAGTGATGGGTGAGTACAAAGATGGAAAGCTCAAATCTAGTTCTGGTCATAAGGTTACCAACCGTAATCAGGCAATGGCTATTGCTCTGAGTGAGGCTGGAATCAATCGCAAGATGTTCTCCGGCGGCAGGATCGGTGACGGTAAAGTTGTACAGGGAAAAACCAGAGGAAGAATAGTGTAATGGCTAAAAAGACAAGCAGGCGAAAATATACTGGAGATGCGCCATCAATGACCGTGGAGGCTACGCCTCGTGTGATGAGTGCGTTGCCTCCCAGCAGCCGAATAAAGGATGCAGATGTACAGGGAGTTACGACAAAAAAGACAGCCACTAAGGTGGTAGGAACTGTAACTTCAAAGAAAATTGACGGTATAGCGCAACGAGGACATACGAAGGGACGTATAACTTAATGGCGACAAGCGGAACTTATACATTCAACCTTGATCTGGGACAGATCATGGAGGAAGCCTACGAGCGCTGTAATATCGAGATGCGTACTGGTTTTGATTACCGTACTGCTCGGCGCAGCCTTGACCTGTTGATGCTGGAATGGCAGAACAGGGGGTTAAGTCTATGGACGGTAAAGGATACCAGCGTTGCGCTTACACCCGGAACCGGAGCATACGCCCTTACTGCTGAGAAGTTAGACATAGTGGAAGCCTTCATGCGAACCAACGCAGGAAGCACCACTAAGCAGTCCGACCTTACCATGCAGCGTATATCCATCGCCCAGTATTCCCACCAGACCAACAAGTTGCTTCAGGGCAGACCGATTCAGTACTGGGTTGAAAGAGCGCCCAGCGGTATAACGGTTAACGTATGGCCTATCCCTGATTCCTCACAGACATGGACTCTGGGTTATTACTACATGGAACGAATTGAAGATAGTGGTTCACCTGCTACTCTCAATGTGGATGTTCCGGCACGGTTCCTGCCTCCGCTTACGGCGGGGCTGGCTTACCAGATTGCCATTAAGAAACCTGAAGCAGCGACCAGAATTGATTTTCTTAAACAGGATTACGAAGAACAATGGAATCTTGCATCCGATGCGGCTAGAGAGAAAGCCTCTCTGTATGTGGTTCCGGGCGGGTATCAATACTTATGAGCAGTTTTGCGAGTGGTAAACATGCGTTCGGGTTTTGCGACAGGACTGGTTTCCGTTACAAGCTAAGAGACCTTGTCCCGCAGATCGAGGCTGGCAGACCAAACGGTATGCTGGTAGGGCGTGATGTGCTGGATGTGGACAATCCCCAGTGGAAGCTGGGCATGATTAACATGTCTGATCCGCAGGCGTTACGAGACCCAAGACCTGATGGTGGTTATCACCAGAGCCGGATACTGGGGGCATTTGATCCGGTGGGCGGGGGTGTAACCGCTATGGGTAGTCGTACAGTGGGTCTGGATTGTTCCGGCCATGTGGGCAGAGTAACGGTGGAAATAACCTGATGGCTTTTACCTTTACCACATTAAAGACCGCCATTCAGGATTACCTTGAGACCAGCGAGACCACGTTTGTCACGAACCTCCCCCTGATTATTACTCAGGCGGAAGAGCGGATACTGCGTACTGTACAGCTCCCTGATTTCCGTAAGAATGTTACGGGAACGCTGAGTCAGAGTAACCCTTACCTGACGATGCCATCTGACTTTCTGGCTTCCTATTCCCTTGCTATTGATAACTCCGGTTATGAATATCTGGTATTCAAGGATGTGAACTTCATGCGTGAAGCCTATCCCGTAGAGGCAACTGAAAATGTTCCAAAGTATTACAGTATTTTTGACGAGGACACTTTTATCATAGGGCCAACCCCTAACGCCAATTTTGCTACAGAGCTGCACTATCTGTATGAGCCTGAATCAATCACTGTCGCTAGCGGTGGTACGAGCTGGCTTGGAACCAACGCAGAGAATGCGTTGCTTTATGGGTGTCTAGTGGAAGGTTATACCTTCCTCAAGGGCGATGGTGACCTGCTCCAGTGGTATCAGGCTAAATACGATGATGCCGTGATGCGGCTTAAATCCCTTGGTGAAGGTTACGATACGACGGATAACTTCCGTTCCGGTATGGTCAGGAGTGTCAGGGTCTGATGTTTGTATCACAGATGAATGGCAGCGCCGGTTCGGTGATGGTCGAGACAACTCACAAGCGGGGCTTTACTGCTGAGGAGTTAGCAGTAAGCTGTGCTGCGAAGATTATTTCCGTGGCAGGCAGTGCAGACCCTGTTATCAGGCAGCAAGCCGAGGCGTTTAAGTCATCAATTGAGCAGGTGGTTTTGATGTATCTGCAACAGGCGGCAAAAAGCGAGCGAACAACTATTTATAATCTTTTACTTGATGCTGGAGAAACCGCTCTAGCCGAACAGATAAGGAGGCTTTGATGGCTTTTACTGGCAACTATATGTGTACCAGCTTCAAGAAAGAGCTGATGACTGCAACACATGATTTTACGAACTCTAGTGGTAACACGTTCAAGATAGCGCTGTATGACAACAGCGCTTCCTTTACGGCGGCTACTACAGCCTATACAGCTACCAATGAGATTACAGGAACGGGTTACACAGGTGGAGGCGGGGCATTGACTAATGTTACTCCTACTTCTTCAGGTACTACCGGCTATACCGATTTTGCTGACTTCACTTGGAGTACGGCAACCATCACAGCGAGGGGCGCTCTGATCTATAACGACACAGCCAGTGGTAATCCGACCGTGGTAGTGCTGGACTTTTTGAGCGATAAAACCTCCACCGCCGGAGACTTCAAAATAGTTTTCCCTACTGACGATGCGAGTAATGCGATTATCAGGATAGCCTAATGGCAGGGTGGGGCCGTTCGACATGGGGAGCAGGCCCGTGGGGATTAAGTGATGTAACGGTCGTCTTGAGCGGCTGGGGCCGCTCTACTTGGAATACTGGCCCGTGGGGACAGCCTCCATCAGCGATTGCTTTTGCGACAGGCTCGGTTGGCACCGCTACGGTAGCCGCTGGCGCTCTTGTGAGCGTCACTGGGGTATCTGCTACTGGAGTGGTAGGTGATGCCAATGTAGATGCACCCGGAAATGTATTTGTCAGCAGTGTTGTTGGAACGGGCTATGTTGGATCAGTTACCGTTTATCACAATGGAATAGCCAATGTCACAGGGCTATCAGCTACAGGTTATGTAGGAACCGCTGCCCCAATAGGCAGCGTGGAAGTTAATGTAACTTCCCCCGGCTTAACAGCTTCAACCAACGCAGTAACCGTGACAGGAACGGGAAATGTTTCTGTTACCGGCCTTTCCGCTACCGCGACTGGTAGCGCAGTCACAGTAGATTTACTCCAAGAGGTTTCTGTCACCGGAATAGCAGCTACTGCTGCTGTCGGGACTGCTACCGTTCTAAACAAAACCAATGTGTATCCGACAGGGGTATATGCCACGGGTTATGTAGGCAGAGTCCTTATCTGGGAGGAGATAGTTCCTTCCCAGACTCCCAACTGGATTCCTGTTGTTGACGCACAAACCCCCGGATGGACAGATATACCGACATAATGAGGTAATGAGATGGCAACGTATGTAAACAATTTGCGATTAAAAGAAATCGCAACCGGAGATGAATCAGGTACTTGGGGTACGAGTACAAACACTAATCTCGAATTGATCGCGGATGGTCTTGGTTACGGCACTGAACAAGTGGCGGCGGATTCTAATGAAACCTTTACTATGGCTGACGGGGTCGCAGACGGTATGCGGGCGATGTACCTGAAGTTCACCTCCGCTGGTTCATTAACTGCGACTCGTACCCTGACACTTGCACCAAATACTGTTTCCAAGATGTGGATGATTGAGAATGCCACTACTGGCAGTCAGTCCATTACTATTAAACAAGGTTCAGGCGCTGAAGTTACTATAGCCACAGGTGTAAAAGCGTGGATTTACACTGATGGTGCGGGATCAGGTGCAGCAGTTACTCTTGCAAACCCTACTGAGACAGGTACAGGGACAGTAACCTCTGTTGCAACCGCTGACGGCGGTGGGGTTAATGGCATTACACTCACAGGTGGAACAATTACCACTTCTGGCACTATTACTTTGGGTGGCACACTGGGAAGCGTTGACCTTACTTCACAGATTACCGGAACTCTTCCTGTAGCAAATGGTGGAACGGGCGCAACTTCCATAACCTTGAATAGC